ATTTAGGCCGGAGAGGCGTCGGATTCTATCCGAACTTATTCATATAAAACGAAGCAAGCGCGTAACTGCCTTTCTTAGAACGTACGTCGCCGTACGTAGCCTCTTGCTCAGCAAGGGGCTGCCTAAGAGAGTAAGCGTACATCGATGCGTGGTGGCCGGGCAGGACCCTTCGGTTCTGGACGACCCTTCTGCAACGATAACCGTAGTTTCGATCAAACTCGAGAGAGTCAGGATCGGTTAAGATGGCATCATCGGACTCGTACCAATCAGGAACGAAAGTGTTCGGAGCAAAACTCCTATACAATCGTAAGAGGTGGGACATAAATCCGGTGACAGCATCACTAAGGTAAGGAGCACGGACGCGAAGACGATAGCCGCGGTTAAAACTGCGGATAGCTTCAATCTCGTCGAGCTCTTCTTTCTGGTAGATGGGGGTAACATCGAAATCTCCAAAGTAGTGTTTGCCGCAGGACTCAAAGAACATCCCCTCAAGGTAGGACTTCTCCGTATTAACGGTGAAGCCGATCAAAGAGAGGTAGCCGATGAGTTTCTGGGCGACTGCTGAGGAAACAATGATGTCGTCCCCATAAACAGATGATACGCTTCCAGGTTCATACATCTCGGCTGTTGCATAAGCGGCGGCCTTGAAGATCAACGACTCGAGTTCGAAGGTGAAGCCGTTCCCCATTGAGGAGAACTTCTCTAACTTCGTCCAAGAGCCGTCGATCTTTATGCTTTTTGATCGAAGATCGTCTAGCATATTGTAGAAGTCTGGCGGGAACAGATCACGCACGAGTTCAGAGCTCACTGTATCCGAGGCAGCCTTCAGATCGATGGTTGCCAAGGAAGACCGATAAGCCTGAGACGCGAGTCTCTGGTTGATCGTCTGGTCGTTGAGATCGACGCCTCGCGAGAGGAGTCTGCGGCGTAAGAAGGTTCCGACGCTCTTTTGGAGCAGGGAGTTCCCACGTGGCTCGACGACAATACTTCGGTCCGTCAGTGAAGTCTTTCCGACAGTGTCATACCTCCCGCCCTCGACGATCTTGACGATCGTCCGGAGCGGGGAGTAAGGACCTTCAGGGAGCACGCCCGTGAGGGCGTAGAACCAATGAGGGTCAAACTGGATCTCTCTCAGGAGATATCCTGAGGCGGATCTAGTCACACTAATCGGGGCCTCTAACTTTTTATCCGGGTACGACTGAGACTTTTTAAGGTCATCATTCGCGCCGGTCGTCCACTTGCTGTGACGAAGCGCCGGGTAACAGTCGGGCCCGACGACACTCGCTATAAACCTCCGCATTCTGGAATAGAATGCTTCAAAGGTAGGATCGATGCAAAAGCAGCGACCTGAGCGTAGTGCACGGAGGAACTCGTTAGTACGGCGACACTTGTCTTCGCTGGTTATGAAGTCAGCGAGGGCGGTCTCCCGGCATGCAGGCTGCTTGAACGCCTTCCATTTCTTTAGAAACGAGAGGGCTAAGTAGTCTTTATGAAAGGAGACGTGATCAGCATAGTCGCTAGGCTTGAAGGTGACGGTAACGGCCTCTCGGAAACCGAGATGCTTAAACCTTAACCATAAACCCAGCGCTCGAGGTGTGTCAACTCCTTTAAGGAGAGCGAACACGGCTTCAGAACTATTGTTCATATTAGCTCCTCGTAGAGTAAGAATCAGCCGGTCAAACCGAGCAGGTCATCAACCATTCCAGTAAACTGGTAGTTGTTGAGGATCCCGTTCAGATAGGCCCGAAGATTCTTGCGGTCCAACTCGACACTGCGTTCAGGGAGAGTGATCTCCAAGGACGCCTTGAGCAAGTAGGCCACCGTCGGGGCTGGCGTGATGCCAGAGACAGTGCTATTGGACAAGACCTCCAGGACCGGGGTGTGAATCCCGAGCCTGACCCGAAGCAAGCGCTTCGAGGAGTCCTCTCCCGGTTTACCCGAGGGGGGGACGAGTGATAGACAGTGTGACGCGGTTATAACCGATCGCACTGTCGCCACTTTGGTCTTCATAAGTCCAAACGCCGTTCTCTTGGTAGAGAGGGACGAAGACGTGAGTTACAGGCGTTGCCTGTGCATCAGCAATGCTGATATTCGCTGCAGTTGTCATGCGAAGCTCCAATAAGTCTAACGACTAACGGTGCGGCCTCATCGGCGGAATGCCTTTGATAAAAGAGCCGCTGCGGATGTGAGTCTCTCCCATCCAAGCTTAGCTTTGATGGAAGGTGGACGGGGTGTCGGGGACGAGGGCAGACCGGATCGCTCTTTGAACCGCCTAACGGCGGAACCAATTGCGTGTCCGGATTGCTTAGTCCCGAATGACGGCTCAGGCGTGAAGTATGCTCTGGTCTTGAAGCACTCGTCACTCTGAGTCCTGGTAACGTAGCCGCTTTGGAAAGCGTCTTTGTAAACCAGACTCGTCTCCATGTTGCGGAGGTAACCTCCAACATCATAGACCCAATCTACTACGAAACTATAAGGCATCAGCTCCCAAGCAATACTTGCAGGGTTTAAGGACGTATAGTCCGCGACCAGCTCGTACCACTTATCGGTTACTGAGAATCGTGCTCCTATCTCACAGCGTCGCGAAGATTTCATGTTAAAGGTGTCGGTATAACCGAGACCCTCGACAGTGACCTTAGTCGACTTGGAGATTACATCAGAAGCACGAGCCTTAAAAGCCTGGCGACACCGCCTTTCCGCCTGACGTTGCAGGATTGAACCTGCTTCGTAAATCGAAGAGACGAGAGGGCGCCAGCCGTACTGGTATTCAAGCCACGAGCCAGGGAGGTCTTTGACCTTCAAGGCGAGTTTCCTGATACTTAGTACGTTCCGCACCATTCTTACTACTTGACCACGCTCGGACAGGTCGATCGAAAGATCGAGCCCGCTCCGCATGGAATCGTACAGTTTCCCAACCGCACGATTGTATGCGACATCATAGTCGGCCTCTATAAAACTAAAGGCGCCTGCAAGACCCGGCCCGGTAACTCGTATGTACGAGTCATCCGGAAACGACTGCAGCTTCGTACCATAACCATGGTAATCACGACTGACGGCGTAAGAATGGGGAGTAGGTGACTCAAAATCACCAGATTCCTGCAACCAACCAGTGTGGGCGACAAATGACTCTAGCACGGTGGAGCTTGAGACGATAGTCTGGTCCGGAGTTACCGGACCCGAGTTTTCGTCTGGGTTTCCACGAACGTACTGGGTGTACACTTGCTTTCCATATTTGGCTCGGCTGTAGGGATCCATAATTACTCCAGTTAGAAAGAAAGAAGCC